AACATAATCGCTGAAATTAATTTAAAATTCATGCAAACCCCTTTTCATTGTTATAATCAAACCATTCCTGTTTACAGCTAGCGCATAATCCGTCGAAACAAGTTGCTTCGTCGCACATACCAGAACAGTACGGCTCAACCCAACCCGAGAGGTTTCGATTTAGCGGCTTTGTTTTTAAAATATAAAAGCCATCGTCTGGCATCTTTTGCGTGCTCGATGTATGAGTCAAGAGCTTTAATTCTTTCATTGATGTCCTCCTCAAAAGCTTTGTTAGGTGCGTTTTTAATAATCTGTAGTGCCATGATAGCATTATCTACAGACTTGGCTAACTTATAAATATATTTTTCCATCAAGTTAATACTCATTAGCACTTATAATACATCAAAAACCCAGGGGAGGTCAACCCCTGGGGTCAATGTAGAGTATTATTAAAACTTTGAGCCTCCATTACAGTGGCTAAAGCTTTTTCAATTGCATCACTCATCGAGCGAAGTGCAACTTCCTGTTCTTGTAGATTATCTTCTTCGAGTGCTTTTTGAAATTCACGTGAGGACATTCCGAGAGCTTGGAAGGCAGTTAAGATGACAGACATACAGTTCCTTTTTGGTTCGTTTATTGTATATTTACTTGCATTAAAGCCCGAGCAGCTTCTATGCGATTCTCGGCTGGAATAGATGCGTTTTCTAAAATACTCTGGATAAGACTATCTACACTTTCCAAAGCTTTAAACACCTCCTGTTTAACGTCTTTAATCGGCGTTTCTTTTTTCTTAGTAATAGTAGGCTCAGGAAGTTCCGGAATAGCTAAAGGGATATACTTGGCCCGTTGTGTGCGGGGTTGTAGATCCTTGACCTTTCCTAGAACAGCCTCACCGATACTAGAGAGCGTGGTCTTTATATCGAATAAACCGATTACGCCGTTGTTCCGGCTGTAACGAATTTCTCCAAAACCACACTCAGCCAACACCTTTAATCCGTCAGCATATTGGTAGGACGAGTGTTTAAACCCGTTCTTATTCATCCGGTTATAGAACGACCTTAAGGTCACTTGACCCCTAGCTCGTTCACGTGTTCCGAAATCTAAAAACATGTCGTGAATTGCTTGCGATTTGTTAGCTGCTTGTTTCAGTACTTCGATTACTTTTTGCATTTTGTTATCCTTTGCCAGTGAAGCTTAATTGCCTCTATAACCAAAGATTACGCTATGCGTCCTTTTAGTACCACCCATCATTCACTAACTACAGGTTTAATAATTCAACCCACTCACGCATAATACGTTGCATTCTAAAGTGAGGTGTGCCGCGTACCTTAGGGCGACCAAGACGCACCCACTGAATCATTCTGTCGATGACCGCTTTTTCATCGTTTACGTCGATGAGTTCCGCCGGGTGATCCGCACATTCCGGTGTAGCCCCAAGCTTAGAAGATAAAAACGGGGTACCAACCGCATTAGCTTCAGCGTTTGCGATGCCCATTGTCTCGGGGAATACGCTATTAAGATGAAGCGCAGCGAACGAGCTACGTAATTCTTTGATAAGATTAGGGTGCGGTAATGGGCCGAGATTGACCACGCTATCGATTCCATCAAGCTCGTAGTCTTTGAAGTAACCCGGATTTGCGACATAAAGTTTCATACCTTTCAACTCATCAAAGTTTTTAAATTGTTTAAATACTTTTAAAGTGTGCTCGAGTCCTTTGTGTGGCGAACTAAAAAATAGAAGCTTGTTCGGATCCACTTTCATATTGTCCGGACGCAGGTCCTCATCGATCGGGTTATAGATACGACGACACGGAATTGAACCCTCAAATTTAAGGGATCTCATGACGTCATACATTTGCGTTTTGTGGAAGTCTGATACCACAATTGGTATCGTCTGGGTGTCCACCATAGCCTGGAATCCCTTGAACCACGCTTCCCCGCCAAAAAGATCATGGCAATGGAGATAGAGCTTTGCGTTCGGATATTGTTTCCGAGCGGTGTACAAAACGAGAGGCGCACGTTGCACGATAACGTGCGTCGCTTTGAAATCCTCATTCTTTCCGAATGGGGTATATTCTACGCCTTGCTTTGTCACGGAGTCCGTTCGGTTATGCTGCGTTACTCGGACGTTGTGGCCTTTGGCAGCGAATGCGTTAGCCAGCCGCACGACCGTTGCCTCGCTACCCCCTAACGGTTCTGCGATTAAGGTATAGTTATCGTAAGGCTTTGACCCGACCGGATCGACGATTAAAATCTTCATTGTAAAAACTCCCCCACACTGACATTCAGTGTGTCATATAATGCGTTATTTAGTCTGTCAGAAGCACGGGCATTGCCCATCTCTTTAACAGGATGACCAAGAGCAGCGAATACGTCAAGCATTCGGTATTGCACGAGATCAGTATAGTTCATACTAAACCCACCGCCCGGCCCACGCTTGACTCGCACAATTCCCGATTTCGCGAGATTCATAAGAATGCGCTGCAAGAATGATTCGGGGGCACCGATCGCATTGGCTAGTTCTGCGGCAGTAGTTAACCGATCCGCATAAGATAGCCGCTCGATAGCGTTAACCGCGTAAAGCACTTCTTTATTGAATTGATTCATTCCGCCGTCCCATACATTCTAATCCATAAACGCAAAGCCATGGCATTTGTTTGATAAACCTCCGCCACGTCGTCCCATTCTTCATAATCCTGCGCTAATTTAGTGAGATTGGACATCTCGTTCAAAAATAAATCTAGATTCATTGCGTCCCCCGAATAAAAGCAACCAGTTTCTCTGTAGGTATAGTCATCTGAACAATACATTGCGCAAGTGTGTCCGAGGTAATGTCATAATTCGTGACATTATCGGTTACCGTGACGGGTATACCCTGCTTTATGAATTGGGTGATGTCGTAGATAGTCACATAACCCTTATCGGTTTTATTGTATAGCTTTCGATTCTTATATTTAACAATGTTCATTTTACTTTTCCTTATGTTATTAAATTCAGTTCAGCATCCCCATTTTAGCCACTACTAAATCAGCTTTACGGCTCCTCATCTTCGTTGATATCTACCATGTCCACACTATCACACTCCGGGCACCCGTCACATTCGCATTCCGACTGATACGCGTACGCCATATCATCGGCCCACTCGCAAACATTGCAGTAAGTCCGCCACCGCCCGCGCTTTTCTTCGGGTTCAAAATAAAATAAAGGGTATAAATTGCTCATTCCAAAGATCCTTTCGTCAAGTAATAATGTAAATATAACACGACGCAGAAAGTAAGCAACCAAAAACTAATCATGCGGCCTCCAATGTTTCGGCGTCGGAATCACACACCAAAGCTGTGTCGTACACGGCCCAGTTGGCGTTATAGAACCGAGCTAGTATAGCGGTGTGGTCGTTGTCAGCAACCAAGACCCACTCACCGAGCGGCGAGAACGTTTCAAGATCTTTGATAGTATAGGCTGGGATGTACATTATTTCACCAACCGTAATGGAAGTGGTTGAAGAGGCTCACTACGTACTACGGTCTTAGCCTTGCGGCGTTCGTAGCTGTTTAAGTCCCGCATAACAGTGCTAGCATCTTCTAAACTTCTCCACATAGAGTGTGTCACGTTTGTTGTAGTGTTTACGATATGGTAAGCGTTAGGTTCAGTTCCTTTGATAACTTTAACTTTATAGTAAATCATATTGTTTACTCCCGAATGCTGATGATAAAATGAACTACTACTAAGCCAGTTGAGAAGTACAAGAAAGACGTTGAAACGATTTCGTTAATCATATTAAGTTCCTTTAGTTGAAGATGATGTAAACTAAGATGAAGATTGCGATGGTCATCATATTAAGTTCCTTTGTTACGTTCTGCTTACGTACCTATCTATTGCAGACGACATGCCACGTTGCGTAGTGTTGTAATCACTAAAGAATCGCCCATCTTATGACATTAATTGTCGACGAACTATTAGGCAGCTAACATTATATGACACAATTTAGTGACAATAAACGTTACATTGCTTCGTGCACTATATAGAGCAGTTACTCTACTCATGGCTTGACGTTCAGAGCGTAGCGATAGGACTAACAAGCGTTAGTCATAGAGCGTTAGGAGATGAGAGAACGTATTGAATACACATGCGTATGTTGTGCGTAAGTGATGAGGATGAGGAGTGTGTGAGAGATAGCGATTCGCGTGCCAACATCCCAGCTATCTACCAAACAGATCACATGCATGGGGCATGCCAGGACATTGTACATGGCGTAGGGGTGTACCCCCTCCCCACCCACGCGAAATTGAGAGTGGCATGATGTTTGTATACTATCCCCTATATAATTTTTACTATTTTTAAACGTTCTCCCACCACGTTTAGTAGTGCGTTACGTAGGGTAGGTGCGCACAGTGCGTATAAAGCTCGTATAAGTCAATTGTGTGCGTCTAATGATGTACCCTGAGCGATGGTACGGGTACTATTCGCACCTCATCGTGAGGGGTACATTTTTTTGAACTTCGTACATTCGCCTTCCCAAGGCTCATTATGCGTTTTTTGAATAATAAACTAAATCTTTATTCACCGTTTGGATTTACCTTAGTAAACAAAAACTTAACCCTCTTAGTGGTACAAAATGACAGTATTAGATTGTTTAGTGAACGACGTAGGGAGCAAGTGCGACCTACTAGACACGGTGTAGCTGACCTTCGCTATCCCAAGGGGCTACGGTCAGCATGTATAGTGTGAGGGAACGGGAACGATGAGTAATGCCCGAACAGTACTGTGTACATTCGCTTCCCCTTGGAAGCTCATGGTCTTTCCTAAACAATGAGGTACTGTCTTCGATTTAGATAGTTAATATAATGTTAATTGCCCCCACCCAGTTCACTGGACTTCCGGGGGTCGTTCGGGCAGACGATACTGTCAAGCGGGGGGACTAAAAATCCCCCTGCGGTACTTATGAGGTTGCTGTGGCTACAAAGAAGTTGCGTGGTAAAGGTACTATCAATATCGACGATCAGATCATCCGCTGGAGACAGAAGCTCGAGAAGGAGTCTATCGTACTTGGTAAGCATACCGCTAAGGACAAAGGACGTAGTAAGCGTCAACGCGCCGGACAAAAAAAGGACGCTCTCGTAGCCAAAGGTAAGTTCAACTTCTTCGGTGGAGACGACGAATGATTTGTGTTGTTTGTGGTAAAACGGAAGAAAAACACCAATGGTATTCCGGTCCCACTTGTTCAACCTGCTATGTCCGTAAAAACAGTAAACGCGCTAGGGAACTAGCAATCACCCGAGCCGGGGGTTTAGAAGCTTTTAGGGCAAAGGCTAGAGAACGCCGCAAAGCTAATCCAGAGGCGTATAAAAACTACTTTAAAAATTGGTATAAACGAGACGGGAACAAAGATAAGGTTTTAGCCAACACTTCCGCTCGTTGCAGGGGTTTAAAACAACGGACTCCTAAATGGCTGTCCGAGTCTCAAAAGCAAGAACTCGTAGACATCTACACCTTTCGTCATCCAGACTACCATGTTGATCATATTATACCCCTACAAGGTAAAGATGTGTGTGGGCTCCATGTCCCATGGAATCTTCAATACCTACGTATAGAAGACAACCTTAAAAAGGGTAATAAGGTATAATGAGTACAATTGATTTAAGCAAGCTCTTTCCAGAAGCGGCAGATGGAACGCACAAACCGCTTCCCCGCCAATCGGAGTTCTTAAAGAACGTCCTAGACCCTAATGGTCCACAATTCGTGGCTTACTACGGCGGGTTTGGATCGGGGAAGTCCGTGGTCTTATGTGCCGCTGTTTTAACGCAGGCGGTCTTATACGGTGGTGATTGGTTAATCAGCCGTATGTACATGCCGGAATTACGCCGTACCACTATGAAGGCGTTTTTAGACATGTGCCCAAAAGAACTCATTTTAGAGGTTCGGGTAGCAGATGCGGAGATTCATTTAAAATCCGCTAATGGTAAGGCTGTAGTTTACTTCATCGGGCTAGACACCCCCGAAAAAATTGACTCCATGAACTTATCTGGTTTTGCCATAGATGAAGCTTCGCAAACAACCGAAGAAGCTTTTCTAAAGCTACAAGGTCGTCTCCGTAATAAAAAGGGTTTGCGTAAAGGATTAGTGGTCGGAAACCCCAAGGGTAGGGATTTCATATACCGGTTTTTTGTGTCTAAGATCGCGGTTCAACCGAACATGCGCAACAAGTACAAAATGATTGTTGCCCCCTCCACTGAAAACGTACACCTTCCCGAAGGTTACGTTGAAAACCTGCTCGGTTCGTACTCTAAAGAGCGTATCCAGCGTGACATCATGGGTTCGTTTGACTCCTTCGAGGGTATGATTTACAGCGAGTTTGACCGTAACATCCACGTTGTGGCACCTTACGAGATTCCCAAAGAGTGGACCCGTATTATTGGGCTTGACCATGGCTTCAGTAACGCCACTGCCGCTATGTTTGGTGCCGTGGATCACGACGGCAACATCGTCATTTACAAGGAATTCTATCAATCCGAGTGGATTATTAAAGACATTGTACAAAAAGGTCTTACCCCCCTCATAGGGGCTGACCGAATCGATGGTATTTACATAGATCCTAGTACTAGAGCCAAAAAAGGCCAATTAGGGCTCAGTGATTATAGTGCTTATTTAGAATACTTGTCACAAAAAATACCACTTATTTGTGCCAACAACGAAGTTTCTACCGGGATTGACCGAGTTAAGACTTTCATGCGCCTACACCCCAAGTCTAAAAAACCACGACTGACAATTTTTGACACATGTATCAACCTTCTCGATGAAATCGGTGAGTATCGTTGGCAGGAGTTGTCCGCGAACCAGCAAGGCACTAAGAACGCACATGAAGCTCCGCGTAAATACCACGATCACGCGGTCGATGCTCTTCGTTATCTGGTAATGTCTCGCCCAGACCCATCAAAACTCGAGAAAAAAGACAAATCGTTCTGGACTATGGAGTCTTCCATTCAAAAAGAGCTGGAAAGTATCCGTAAGCCAAAGGAAAAAGACCCATTTCAAGATTATTAGTGTTATTCTACGTACTTACACAATATAGTGGTACAATTTAACAGTATATAGACATAGGAAATAGGAGCGCCTAATGAAATATAAGCTCAATCAAAGTCGGACGGGTATGTAGCACTGGTTGTTACTCCCGTCCACACCGATAAGTCGCAAGCTGGGACTTTAAAGCGGTTAATCTTTTAAAAACCACAAGCGGAGACTAAAATGGCATTTACTGCAACCGATTCTACTGGCGAACCACGAGCATTCTCTATCGGACCTCTTAAACTTCAAATTCTTACGTACTCGATCGCATCTGGCGACACTTCCGGAACTGTTACTGCTGACGCTCTTACCACGATCACGGACATCGTTGTTCCTGGTATTTCTATGTCTGCAGCCCCTTCGATCTCCGGTAACGTAGCTACTCTTACGATTGTTGACCCAGTCGCTACGCGCGTTGGAACGATTCTCGTTTTAGGTAAATAATTAAATGGCTGATGCAAGCGCTTTCGGCAAACCCGTTAACCAGTACAAGCAAGCAATGGCTGCTATGCAGGAAGGTGCAAGTCGTCCTGGTACTCTTCGTGGTATGGCCCCTGCCGCCGCACCTTCTCCCGCGGCTCCGGCCATCACCGCTAAACTGCCCGGTGAAGGTGAAGCACCCGAGAACGTATTTATTCCAACCGAAGATTCGCCTATGGCGTCTACTCGGGAAGAACGTATGAAAGCTATGATGGATGCTATGAAGGCAGCCAGAAAGAAACAGTTACCATAATGTTTGGACCGTGCAAGGTATGTGCAGAGAAAGATAAGCGTGTTTCGTCTCTCGAGACTGAGATTGCGTTCCTCCGCACCCTTGTACGGCCCCCTGTTAATAACCGCCAATTGTCCGCCATTGAATACGAGGCGGATGGAGTTATGGGCGGTCAGACCGACCAAATAGAATTACAATCCCACTCGCAACTACGAGAGGAAGAGGATCAGGCCGTGCTCGACGAGCGTGATGCGATCCTTAATGGAAGTTATTAATGGCAACCAAAAGCAACGGTAACGACAACGCAAGTACGTCCGTAAACACAAGCGGAAACGATATTGACATTACTCGTATCAGTAATGACGAGCCAGATCGTCTTGCGTCTGCCATTGAATCGTTCTACAAACAAGACGGCACTAAGAAGACCCGCCTCTCCTATCACTGGGAGCGCAACATGCGCATGCTCGACGGTGATCAGTGGCTTGTGTTTGGTGGTAGCGGCGGAACTGGCATGTACCAGTGGAACACACTCCAAGTCTCCAAAGCTAACGAGTATATCCCACGTCCGGTAACAAACTACCTTTTTGATTGCTATCAAACTTTAAAATCTTATCTTACTAAAACCAAACCCCGTTCTACGGTTAAACCCAACACGCAGACGTACCAGGACAAAGCCGCAGCTAAAGTTGCAGAGCTTTGTATTGAGGCAAACTACGAACGTCTAAAAGACCAGGAGAACTATGAATACGCCGCTGCCGTTCTCATTACTTATGGAACCGTCTACAAGAAGACTTATTGGGATACTACTGCTGGTGGGAGCATTGATGTTTCTCCGATGGCTGATCCTATGGCAGGAATCGCCGGAACCCTCCCAGCCCCGCAAGAACTCCCAAGCGTTAATCCCGAAACCGGCCAGCCAATGGAACCGGATTTTGCCGCGCCAAACATGGCCGCGCCGCAACCTGAAAGTATTACGCTCGGGGATATTAATACAGTCGTCAAGGAGCCATACTGCATGGCACTTGATCCTCTGGCTACGGATCTGCATACCGCTCGTTGGATCATGGAATTTGCGATTCAGCCCCTCGACTGGATTCGCGAAATGTATGGTAAACACGACGAGGGCTACACGGGCCGCGTTGATGAAGTTAAACCGGAACAGCAACTTTCTGGTTCGATGCGCCGTTTCTACCAGCTTAAAAATTCTTCCGGCGTTAAAAATGCCGCCACACTTGAGGGTGTTGGTAACAACGACACGGGAACCCAGCAGCTCGCTAACGCAGCAGTCGTAAAAGAATACTATGAAAGACCTTCTTCAGATTATCCTCGCGGCAGGCTTGTGGTTGTCGCTAATGGCGTTACTCTCTACGCAGGGGAATCTCCGTATAGCGGTCCCGACTCTGGAGACTGGCACCCATACTCCGAGTGCCGATGGGAGATAGTCCCGGGTCGTTTTGAAGGTAAATCTCCTCTCGACGCCGCTTGCGAACTCCAGAAGCGTATTAATTCTATCGACGCTACGATCATGCTCGTGCGTAAGACTCAGGCTATCCCGCAGAAGCTTGTCCCCGCTGGTTGTGGTATCGAACCGGGTCAGTGGACTGGACGCCCAGGACAGCAGCTCTCGTACCGCCCCGACGTCGGTATGCCGTCTACCGTACCTGCCGCAGGTGTTGACTCACAGGTCTTCAAAGAACGTGAACAGTGTGTAGAAGACATGAAGACGATCACTGGTGCTATTGACATTCTGAAGGGTGACCGCCCGCCAGGTGTTAACGCAGCCTCCGCTCTCGCACTTCTTTACGAAGTAGGTACCGGTAAGCTTTTCCCGGTCCTCGACCGTTGGAAGCGTTTCGTAGAGAATGACCAAAAGAAAGAACTTCGTCTTATTGCTAACAAGTATAAAGAGCCTCGTGAAGAGTATATTAAGATGCTCAAGAAGGCGAACAAAGAACTCTCCGCAGGTGACATCGAAAAGTTCCTTGGGCAAGATCTTTTAGATAACTGCAACGTCATCGTTGAATCCGGTTCTAACGTACCGAAGCTCGAGTCGATGAAGCAGATGCGTCTCCAGGAAGCTGCTCAATCCGGAGCTGTCGATCTTACCCAGCCTATCAACCGCATGGAATACCAGCGTCAGATGGGCATCGTAGGGTTTGATAACGACGTCGGCCCTGATGCGAAACGCGCACTGTGGGAAAACGATTGCTTAGATAACATTTTACTTAACCCAGATAAGAAGCCTGTAGTTCTTACCTGTGACGATGACGCGGTTCACATCTCGACTCACGAACGTCGCATGAAAGAGCCATCGTGGATGGAACTCGATCAAGGTATTCAGCAAGCTTACATGGCGCACGTTGAAGAGCACCACACTGCTCAAGCGCAAAAGATGCAAATGCAGCAGATGCAAGCGATGGCGATGGGTCAACCTCCGGGGCAGGAAGCTTCCGGAATGGATCCAACACAAGCACAGGGACATGGCAAGGGCGCTCCGGAAAGTATGCAGAAGGCAAGTGCGTCTTCTGATATTCCACCAGGGAGTGAACCTAGATAATGTTGAATCCAGTTACCGGTAAGCGTTGGAAATTGTACATGGGACTGCCGTCGAATGGGACGGTATCGGATTTTCAGTCGTATGTTATTCGTGATCTGGTTGACCGCTACTCAGATGAGATCGAGTTTATCTTCCCTGAGCAGCTTTGTCAGCGTATCTTCCACGATGCTGCTCGAGAAGGGATCGTTCAAGACTTCCTCGACTCTGGCGCGGACATCCTCTGGTTTCTTGACTCGGATATTTGCCCACCGAAGTACCTACTTGATCTCGTCGTCCATCACGGCGATAAATGGCTAGCCGCAGGAGCACCGTACCCGGTGTTCATGGCGCAACCCGGTGAGTCGGTTCGTCAATTGGTGTTTACGATTTACAAGGCGATTGGCCCATGCCCTGTTACTAAGAAGCCGCGACTTGCTCCAACCGAGTGCCCTACAGAAGGCACGGCGTTTATTGACGGTATCGCCACTGGGTGCTTGTTCATTAAACGTGAGGTGTTCGATAAGTTAGAGCGCCCCTACTTCGAATTTAAATACGACCCGATCACACGCGCACCTATCGAGGGTGAAGACATTGGGTTCTGCGTTAAGCTACATAAACTTGGTATTCCGTTCTTTATTGATTTCAGCATGGTCTGCAAACACTACAAGAACAATATCGATCTGCTTGAGATGAATAACTACGCTATGTCTTACGCCCAGAAATGCGTTGATTACCAACGTCGCATGGTCGAGGAGCAAGCAGCCCAGCTTCAAGAGAAGTGGGACAAACTCAAAGCAGAGAACAAAAAAATGAAGGAAATGCTGATTCAGATTCAGCAATCTTCTAAAGGTAACTCCGGTCCTGCACGAGGGGACGTTTTCTACCGATAAAGTTTCCCACGTACATGCGCTCGTGGGGCGCAAAGCAAGTACCGAGGTTATGCGAACTGGGTACTCCCGCTTATAACAACCGCATTGGGTATAGGTTTGCCCACCGCTCGTCACGGCCAATAGACGTAAAAGGAACCTATGTTTGAAAATGAAGGTACTGAGATCGAGTCTACCCAATCCGACGTAACCGAGGACTCCTCGTCGGAGAGTCCGAGCGATGCTCAAACGGGACAGCAAGCTGCCGCCCCGCAGAAACAGCAGGAAGAGCCTAGAATTCCTTACGAACGTTTCCAAGAAATGGTGACGCAACGTAAGGAAGCCGAACTCAAGATGCAGCAATACGAACAACGTATGGCTGATATGGAGCGTCGGTATCAAGAGGCGCAGAAACCAAAAACTGTAGAACGTGATCCAATGTATGAGCGTCTCAAGGGTATTGACCCCGAGTTTGCGGAGTATCTGAACGATGTACGTTCTCAAGCGCTGAGTGCTAAAGAGCTTCGGGAAGAGCTTAATAGTATGAAGCAAGAGCAGTTCGTTAGCAGTGCGCTAGGGAAGTTTGCAGAACTGAACAAGGTGAACAATGTCTCTCCGGAGCTTGCAACCCTTTATCAGTCTGAAATTGACTTAGCTTATCGGGACGGAAAGATTAAAACGCTTTCTGACTTAGAGAAAACTTATAACGATTTGCACGGTAGAACTTCGAAATTCTTACAAGCGCAGGAGCGTTCAATCATCGAGAAGTATACCTCTTCTAAGAAGGCGGATGCAAAAGCACCCGCAGCACAATCCAAAGGACGTGCCCCTTCTCAAGGCAAAGCAGTCGAGTTTTCTAAGAATCCTCAAGAAGCAAAGGCACAATTAATTAAACATATGGCGTCGGCTTTGAAATCCGGTCGCGATATTTAACAAAACATAGGTGAATAAATGGCAACAGATCTTTCAAGTATTTCCGGCGCACTTAAGCAAGTGTACGGACAATACAATGTACAACAGAACTTAAAAGCAAAAGCTATCGATCAGATCGCTAAGTCGTTAACCAAGTACTCCAACGGTGGACAAGGTTACTTCGGAGCAATTAACGACTACGGTAACGAATCCGGTGGAGCTATCAACGAAACCGAAACTTTCCGTACGATCGATAACGAAGACTACAAACAATTCAAAGTCACTCCAAAAGTGATCGTATGGCCTATCCAGTTCTCTGGACTGGTTGCTGCGGCTGCTGATGAAGATGATGAGACGTTCGCTAACGTCGTTGTCGATGCTCTCGACATGGCTAAAGAGCGTATGCTCAAAGACGAAAACCGCCAATTCTACGGACTTGGAACCGGTGTTCTTGCGTCCCCTGCAGGAACTGTATCGTCTGCTGCTACGTCGTTCTCGGTTGACTCCGCTCAGTACCTCCGTGCTAACATGGTTATCGACGTCTGCGCTGCAGGCTCTTCGACCGAAGTTATCTCGTCGGCACGTATTTCGGATGTTGACAAGGTGAACAACGTTGTTTATCTAGCGACTTCGCTCGGCGCGTCTCTGACCGTCGCTAACGAACTCGTTAAAGAAAACATCCGCGCTTCCCAGCCTTCTGATGGTAAGGAAATGATGGGTCTCCGTGGTATCGTTGACGATAGCACTGACCTCACCACTTTCGAAAACCTCTCGGCTGCTTCGAACCGCATCTGGCGCGGACGCCGGATCGATGCTTCGTCTGCTAACCTCACTTCCGACCTTCTCCAGCGTCTCCTTGACGACGTTGAAGTTCTCGGTGGCGATGCTCCAGACACCATCATCATGCACCAAAAACAACGCCGTAAGTATCTCGACATCGTTGTACCGCAAAAGCGTTACAACGACCAGAAGCTTGACGCAGGTTTCGACATGCTCTCTTTCAACGGCAAGGACCTGTTCCTTGACGAAGATTGCCAGCAAGCAACTGTTTATGCTCTCACGAAGAAGCACATCCAGAAGTACGAACTTGAAGCTATCGGAATGGGTAAATACGACGGATCGGATACGTTCCTCCGTGCAGTTAACCAAGACGTGTTTCAAGCTTACTGGAGACACTACTGCAACTTCGGTACTGGCAAGCGTAACGCACACGGCAAGATCGTGTCCCTCGCTTCCCCTACTGGTGTAGCTTAATTAGTTAGTTGAGTTTGGGGAGCCGGTTCTCTAAAAACCGGCCACATTTTTATTAGGATTTAATAACAACATGCGCAGAGCGCGGGGTCAATATGTCAATCAGTAAACTAAACAAAGTCTCTAAAATGTACCACGCAGCCTCCAAAAACTCTAAGTCAAAAACTAGCGATGCCACTGAGCTTGACTCTCTCCGTAAAAACCTTAAGAAGAAGGAAGACTCGGAAACTGACGTTCAAGAGTCAGATGAGTCAGAGACGGAAAAACAAGTAGAAGACGCACTTAAGATCGAAAAGAAAAAGAAATAATCCCTAAAGGACACCGTGGGAAATAAATCCTTATATAATAAAATCCCGTCCAGTCAGTTTGGTATCGGTGGTGATAAGGTTTCTACTAAGGAACTCACCATCGATACTAACGACCAGCCACCTCAAACAAAGGTGATTTTACAGGGTAACTCCGCGACGGCTGGCGAGATAACAGTTGTCCTCCCAAGTACGTCGGGTACACTGTCTTATGGCGGAACTACGAACGCGTTTGAGACGATACAGACTCCGTTGGGCACTAGTCCGGTGGCTACCTCAGCGTTTGATGTACTCACGATGTCTTCTGGCTCCGGAATTACTATAACTGGTAATGCCGCAACCGATACCATTACTTACGCTATAGACCCTTCTGCCTTACCCGCTAACGGAGCACAATCGGGTTTTTTATCATCAACTGACTGGTCAACATTCAACGGAAAGCAAGCAGCGCTGGGCTACTTCCCTGCTAATGATCAACTATCAAATCTAGCTACAACCGCAATTAACAGCAATCTACTTCCTGATACGGATGGGTTTTATAACGTAGGGCTGACCGGACAAAACTGGGACCATGTAAACACGAGAGTAATCGGCTTTGACGGGGTCACTCAATTTGATTTTGTAAACTCAAAAATAAATGACACCGCTGGTCTTCAAGCTCTAAAAATCGATGATCGCACAGCGTTTGACGTTGCTGGAGCTGTTTCGCTTTCTTGGAATTCTAGAACACTTAACGACTCAACAGGAGCTGAGTCTGCGAACTGGCAACTCAGACATCTTTCGGACGATTCAGCCCTACTTTCATTAGATTGGCTGGACCGAAGGCTCTTTGCGCTAGATGGTACCACAGCAAATTTTGATTGGTCCTCTGCTACAGGACCTACCACGCTAACCCAAACACGTGGTGATGACACAACTAAAGTAGCTACAACGGCTTTTGTCGCTGCTAAATTTAGAGGCACAGCGGCTTCCGATTCCTCTCCGAACGTAGAACAGCTTTCCGCAGCTGGTTGGACATCAACTGGATGGACCGGATCTTTTGCTGCAGGTTTTACAAACGTCCCGACAAACGTATCATCACTAACTAATACTGTAGTTTTTACTGCTGGTGTTTACTATAAAGTAACATTAACCATAACTGGTAGAACCGCCGGTACTATTTCTACCGACATTGGTGGCGTTAATTACGATAGTGGTACATCCGCCTCTTATACTTTTAACGTTCTACCGTCCGTCACGGGTACACTCTCCATTACACCTACTTCTACCTTTAATGGGACGGTAGTTGTTTCTATTGTCACGAACTCTGTACCTACTTCGATTTTTTATAACTCAACTGGGACAGATGGACTTGAACTACGGTCGCCAACTAACACCGCCAACGTGTTTTTAGGTAAATTCGCTGGGGCCTCTAATACTATCGGATACAATAGTGTTTTTGTGGGTAATCAAGCGGGAGGGGCAAACGTAGAAGGGGGGGGTCATACCGCAGTCGGTTCGGAGGCTATGGCTGCGTTTATAGGTGGGCCATCAACCGTGGGCCACACAGCTATCGGACGCCAAGCCCTTAGATTTATGAGGAGTAGCACTTTTGAGAACGTCGCTGTTGGTAGCTACGCTCTTTATAGTTTGCAGTCAGGGAATGGCGGAAATACCGCAGTTGGTAACTCAGTTTTAGGTTATTTATTAACTGGGCAGTACAACACGGGTGTTGGGTATCAAGCCCTACTTAATTGTACCGGAAACGAGAACACCGCGCTCGGTATGAGTTCTCTTTTAGCGCTAACTTCAGGAGCTCAAAATACAGCCATAGGACGCCTTAGCGGGTTTAATGCTACAGGATCCGGTAATACTTTTGTAGGTTATCAAGCCGGACGTACGATTACGTCAACAAGCAACAACACGTTTGTAGGCCTAAGCGCTGGATTTAACGGGTCTCAGTTAGCGACTGCGACAAACTCAATCGCCATCGGAAACGGGAGCTATACCACAGCATCTAACCAGATGGTTTTAGGTTTCACGACCATCACATCTATCGGTCTGGGTATGATCCCAGCTACCACTGTTAAGCTAGACGTATCAGACACTACGTTGGCTGCTTCCGGTGCGTTGGCGGGAACTTTACTTAATCTGGCTCAGACCTGGAACACTACAGGGATTCCAACCGCGATTAAGCTAAACGTAACAGACACAGCATCCAACGCCGCATCCGCTCTTTTAGATTTACAAGTAGGGGGCGTGAGTAAGTTTAAGGTAGATAAGCTAGGTCAGTTAACGGGTGTTTTTGGGGTTAGTACGGGTGGCGCATTTATCACTTCGTCTTACTCTTCTGCGGCACAGTTTTACTCCCGTGGTGCCGCAATTGATAACGTTGGAGGCTTCAGGGCGCTTTCAAACTGGGCCCCCACTTCAGGGACAAATTACGGAGTTTCGATTTACTCCGGCACTGGGTACGCTCCCACTTCCGGCACTGGAATATTTAACGCTTACGAGTATATCGGGACAATTAATCAAACAGGAGGGGCTAACGGGGTAACTCGCGGTCTTTACATTAATCCGACTATTACAGCCGCTGCTGATTTTAGAGCTATAGAAACCACAGCCGGAAAAGTCGTTTTTTGGGCCACTAATACAGCTAGTGGTACTACCGGTGCCCAAACTATTAATAAAACTTCAGGAACTGTTAACTTTGCAGCAGCCGCGACGTCTTTAGTCGTCACTAACTCTCTGGTAACGACTGCTAGTATTATTATGTGCGTAGTAAGGACTAACGATACTACAGCTACGATTAAAAACGTGGTACCCGCTGCTGGTTCTTTTACAATAAATCTCAGTACGGCGGCTACTGCTGAGACCTCGGTCGGTTTTATGGTTATCAACTAAGGAAAGTCATGGCTATCAAAAAAGTTAAATTAGTAATGGGCGATCAAGTTCAAATTGAACATCATACGATAGCCGCTATTCCAACTATCGTAAATACACCAGAAACCCAGGTTTTAACGCTGACCGTTTACGAGTACTTAAATGCGCAAAGTAAGTCAGATGGAAAAACCCCAATCTCGCTTTCTACTTATACTATAGAGATTAGCCGAAGCGAAATTACTGGACTTGAGAACATTTTAGCATTATTATACACTAAGCTATCCGCCTTATCTGATTTTGATGGGTGTGAACCAGCTTAACCGTTTAATAGGAGTATAGTAAAATGACTAAAGAACAAGCGATTCAGATCTTAGAACAAGCAACCGGAGAGCTTAAACTTTCCCGTAAGGACCACCTCCTTGTACAAGAGGCCCTTCAGACGCTAGCTAAAAAAGAAGATGCAAAAGAGTAAAGTAGTAATATTCGACCATGAAGGGGGGTGGGTACTCATTAATCCGGAGAAATCCGAGTATGAGACCCTCCCTCACGTGGTTAATCCCGACCTAAGTTTAGTTAAGAATCTACCACCCGAAAGTTGGGCTTTAGTGGCGGGTAAGGTAGTACCCCGTACTGATGAGACGCCCGTTCCACGTAAACCAATACAGTGGACTAAGATTTTACCATGGGCTATTGCCACCTTCTCTGTTATTGCCGAAGTATTACACAGACTTATGTAATATAGTGGTACAATTTAACAGTATAAGGTAGTATGCCCAATCATTTAGAATCTAAAACTATGGCCGGACTTGCTCTTCTTATCGGGGTAGCGGTTCTATGTGCCATCCTAGGTAAGTTAACCCCTGAAATGGTTGACGTTTTAAAATGGATCGGCGGTAGCTTTATGGCGATGCGCGCCGCAGCTAACGTAGCTGAGAACCTACCGGGTAATAAGAATGGCTAACACAATGGCTAAAGCCGTTGGGAAGCTTTGCAAGGGTCATGTTTTAGACGTTAACCCTAAGTCCTTTCAGAAAGCCCTGCAAGCCTACGATAAACAGTTGTACATCGTATGGAACCCCAAGAAGCTAAAGGGAAATGGGTGCTGGGAGATTCGCCGTAAGCCTGAGTTTAACTCGGCTCTAGACATTGTTGAATTAGACGGCGTGAATATAGTTAAAGTCGGTCCGTACGAAAACAACCTCGTACATTGCATTATGGACTGCGCTTTCTTGAACTACGATCAGATTCGTAAGCTTAAGGAAATGGATACCTGGCAATACGGTAATGCTACCCAGTATCAGGATCTTGTTGAACGCAAGAGTCGTGATCGCCAGGAAGCTGATAAAGAAGCCGGAATGCGTAGACGCCGGGACGCAGCTAAGACTTTCAAAGCGCAGATTCGTGCGCTGAAACAATTTATTCTCGATGGCGGCAACCCGCACGAAATCGGGAGATTCTGGGACTCAGTTCAAGCCTTGGAATAATAACAAGCGGGTCAGTCGCCCTATCCGGGCTTTAAAAGGATCGTCATGGCTACTACAATTAATGCTACTCAGGAAACAATTACACTTAAGCTTCGCGGTAACTATTTCACGTGGAAACCGGCTCAGAAGAAAGTTATCCGGGATGAGGAACTTGCTCACTTTATCAAGACCGAGCGTAGCGACTCAGGTATCGCGGTTATCGCTGATTTAGTTGGTGAAAACGAAGATGTTACCCCAGAAGAGTTAGAAGAGCGTAAAGTTGCTAACTCGGGTACCGAAGCTGCTGAGTGCGAAGCGGCTCTTGAACGGTACGTACATAAACATCGCGGTATCGTAGCAAATAATCAGATCTCGTTACGACGCGATCTCGAGCAGAAAAACATTAAGGCTGACCCAGCCGTGTTCGCTTCTACCGGTGAGCTTGAGTCGATGAAACTCGTCGCCAAGTACCAGAAGAGGTCTGAAGATGCGGAAGCAGCTAAGATCGCAGAAGTCAAGAAGCTCATGGAACAGGTTAACAAAGGATAATAATGGCAATCCCTTTAGCGTCATCCACATTAGGAAGTTATATTACGTCGGTTCGCGATATGTTGAACCAGCCTAATGCTTCTAACTCATTCTGGAGTGATGCGGAGATTACCCGTTATCTTAACGAAGCAATTCGCATCTACTATCTAGAAATTACAAATAACGACGAAGGGTTCTGGACTAAAATCGCAGATCTTGACGTCGTGTCTAACGTAGAGACGGTTGCTCTACCTACTGACTGCTTCGAGATTAAAGCTGTCTACAAAGCTATTCCAAACGGATACGTTGTCCTCCCCTACCGCAATATGGAGTCGGAATCTTACACGACCCAGGGCGGTTCGGGGGGATCAACTTACTTCCCTTCGTACTATTTCCGTGAAAACTCGATCGTACTTCGTCCGGTCCCTAACTTCTCGGAAACCGCGTCTCTTCGTATTGAGTACATTTACTTCCCGGACATGCTATCCGCTCCCGGCGATACGATGAGTTCGAACGTCCTCCCGATCTTCAAGCAAATGGTCGAGATGTACGCAGTTTACAAAGCGAAGCTGAAAGAGTCCCTTACTAACGGTACGGACACTTCCGCTCTCGCTAAAGCCAACTTTGACGAGCTTTACCGCCTATTCATTGACACGGCTCGCAACCGCAGCAAATACCCACAGTTCGTTAAAGCGTTTAACCCAGAAAATACTTGGTAAGGAAATAAAATGAGATTAGAACCTTGTGATTCAGTAGTACAAGCAACCACCGCGACACAGATTATCGTAGGTCGTCCGTGTATCCTTCAAGGATGCCTTCTGACCCCGGCAGCAGCAAGCTGCACGGTCGCTCTCTATGACCCAGCCCCGACTGCATTTAGCCCAATCACTCAGGGCATCGCAACCACGGTCGGAGCCACCCTTCGCGTAGTTCTTCAGGCCGCAGCAGCAGGAGGAACGGTTACTTCTGACATCTCCGCTCACGGGATCGCATTCAATAACGGGATCATCGCTGTCGTAACCGGCGCAGGTGCTCAAGCTACGATTGTAACGGCAACTATTTAATGTCACAAAGCGGACCAAACGGCCAGTTTCTCGAAACACAGTATTTCGATAGCACTGGTGGTTTAAACATCTCTGACTCTCCTTTCCGGGTAAAAGATACCCAGGCTACGGATGGTAATAACTTCGAGTACACCCAGACCGGCGGTATTCAGAAGCGTCGTGGTACGGCTGAGATTAACACGGTCGCCGACACGCAGCTTACGTCTCGTGGCATCGATGTGTTCAATACCACGCTTGGTGTTAAGACGGTTATCCGTTGCGCTGGTACCAAGGTCCAGAATCTCGACATTGACACCCCACTCTTCACAAACCTCTCCCAAGACACGACCGCAGCTACGACCGACGTGTTCACGTCCACAAACGTGACCAATACCGTGTTTGCTCCGTTCAACACTTCCGCTATCTCGCTTCTTAACTTTGCCGGGGCAACGGACGGTGTCTACGCGGTGTACTCAAACGCTAAGTACACTAGGAACGGTTCGACCGCCCCTGCCGGAAACTACACCGCTACGACTATCGCAGGCGGCGGGGTATGGCAGACCACGGGAACATACCGTTACGCGGTATCTTACCTCAAGGCCGCTACTAGCGCCGAAAGTAATGTGTTCGGCGGCTCTGTAACCCTTTCTGTGGGTGTAACGACTGACGTTAATGCCACGGTCGCTGCAGTTACGAACTCTGTTGTTCTGACGTTCTCTTCCCTTACTTCAATCGACACCACGACCTACAACCAGATGAACATCTACCGTTCGTCGGTTAATGGGTCTGACGATTTTACGGTAGGCTCGCTTATAGCCACCCTCACCCTACCAGTTACGTCCTACACGGACACCGGGACTTCGATTCTCGACAATGAGAACATTCCACGCGCTAACAATGTGCTCTTAGATAACTCGACCCTCCCTACTGGGACATACAACGTACTCTGTACCTGGAAACGTCGCCTAGTGACGGCTACAGGCACCACGCTTCGTTTTAGCGAGCTTAACGCCCCTGAGTCATGGCCTACGGTCAATACGATCGACATTCCTTCTGGTGGGCCTATTACGGGCGTTTCCGTCATATCGTTTAACACTGACTTCGGTAACGACGAGTATCTCGCCGTGTTCAAAGAGCGTGAACTCTGGCTTGTACGCGGTAATGATTATACTGACTTTACACTGTCATTTATCGACACTGTGGGTTGCGCTAACCAATCCCTAATTGCGTTATCGAATGGTTTCCTGTCGTGGATTGACTATCGCGGGATTTACCTTTGGAACGGTAGTGGAAAGCCTATCTACACGTCCCGACCTATCGAGCCTTACTTCGCTATTGATGGTGACCTGGACAAAACTCAGCTTATCTACGGAACCAGCCAGTATTTCCGTAACCGAAACATCGTTTGTTGGTATGTGTCGTCTAAAACGCACGGTATTCAGAAGTTTGTAATCAAGATGGACTTGAGGTTAACTCTTCCATCTATTACCGAGTCCTTAACCTCACGGGTTATGGACGGTGTATTTGTAACTGACACCTCAGCGCAACAAATCTACTCCGCTAAAGCTTATCTCCCGTCGACGTCACAAGACGAAATTATGATTGTTGGTGATAATGCCGGTAAAGTTTACAAGGCGTATCAGCAGTTTTCTGATGCGGGTACCGGGATTGACTTTCAATACACAACTCCGTTCTACTCCCTATCTACCCCCAATAAGTCAAAACGGTTTACTAAAGTCGTTGCTTGGGTTGACGCCACTGGTTCATGGGACCTTACCCTTGATTACTGGGCGGGTTTTCGAGCTTCATTATCTCAAAAGTCTACCCTCCAAGCTCCGATCACGACCGCAGCCACTAACGCGTCCGCACTGTGGGACGTAGCGTTCTGGGATCTAGCTTCTTGGGACGACTACACTCAATCCCTTGTGGGTGTGGTATTCAATCTTAATAACGACCAAGGTAACTCGGAAGGTGACTGCATTCGCCTCAACTTCCGTAACAGCGGTGTGGATCAGCCTGTTACCATTTACGGATATTCAATTTTTAGCACTGAAGGCGGGATGAATAGATAATGGCAACTTGCGCAGTTAGTGGAAACATCGTAGACCCATCAGGCACCGCAATCTCGAGCGTGACTGTTTACGCTCGCGTCTCTCAGCCCGTTCTATCTGGGTCCACCCTCGTTACGCCTTTACAGCTCTCGGTTCAGACCGATACAAATGGTAACTTCGTAATGACGATCCAGCAAAGTATTTCGGTTATCTTCACGCTCCTGTATCCTTCGATCGGTACGGACCCAAAGCGTATCTTTAATTATACGGCGAATATCCCTGCTACTAGCACGGCGTCGTTTAGCAATGTTATCGTAACGGAGGTTTAATGCCAGTCCTAACGTATCCGACCTCGGATTTTCAACCTTTCACTAAAATTTTAAGTTCGGAAGTGAATGGTAAATTCAATTCCATAAAGACCCTCCTCAACACAACCGGATTAAACTCGGTAAACATTCAGGTCGGTGGGCTTAACTACAACAACCTAACCACTACTACGTCTCTTCAGATCGTAGGAACTAACGCATCCGGTCTAATGACCACGCAACCTTTAGTTTTGTCTTCTCAGGGGGGAACCGGGTTTGCGTTCACCTCAACAACACTTAACGCCGCACTCGTTGTGCAGGCTAACTCAACTGGGTCAGCATTGACCCTAGATGTGGTTCCGACGTCCGGAACGCTTAAAATGTATCAATGGAATCACTTTTTTTAAGGGGAAAATATGGCATCAACACCTAGTTTTGTAGGCACACCTAAATTCGCAAGCATCGTCTTGAACAACTCAAATGGCGGAGATTCCGCGTATATCAACCCGACTACGGTTGTTGCGGTTCTTACGATCGGAGCTACTGGTGGTCGTATCGACACTGTGTATCTTCGACCTACCGGAACTAATGCTTCTTGCGTAGTCCGTTTCTGGGTCGATACTGTAGGGTCTGGTGGGGCTAACAACCGCCTTATTCAGGAAATCCCATTAGCGGCTTCTACTTCAAGCGGCGTATCTACTCTCGTGGGTAGCACTTGGCCAGCTAAATTGATTCTTCCGGCGAGCTCGGTTTTACGAGCAACTGTCGCAAACACCGCCGTAACTAATGGCGTCGCTATTTCTGTAGAGTACGGGGAGTTCTAATGTCTACTTTAGGGTACGGAATGTATGGTTATAATACCGCGAACCCTAACGGGGAGACGTCTCAACGGTATTTCTGTAGGATGAGTGGTGTTAATAACGGCGGTTCTATTGCTAACGGCGCAAGTGCGCTAATTCAATTTATCAGCGCAGACTCTGATGAGTATTACATGGCCATTCAAAACGCCAATGGTTCATATGGCGGGGCTAGGACACCCGTTGCCGGTATTTACAGGGTTTCGTGCGCATCCTCAGCAACTATGTCAGTCGGTGGGGGCCGTTGGAACATTAATATAAACTACGATCGAGGACTGACTTTAGACTCTAACGGTGGTGTTACGGCTTCTGGACCTACTGGAGCCACCATTGTTTCCGGTTATTCAAGTAACGGTTCCGCAGGTGTAGTAGTTTCTGCTCAGGCTTGGACTGATATTTTTCTTGAAAAAGATTGCGTTGTATGGGTTCAAATGGTATCATCTGGTGGTAGTGCCGGAGTTCCAGCCACTGGAAAAAACCAAACTTGGTTCTCATTAGAGTTACTATCTACTGAAAACGGTCTTAAAACTTCGGATCAAATCTGGTAATATGGATTACGCCCGCTACTTACGTGAAACCCTTGGACACGAGATTCATGAAGACCCAGAGGGTCGTGGTTTCCTGACTTACGGCTTTGACTGCATCCCAGGCGTGGACTTCCCACATTGCTACATTCAGGAGATCTTCGTAGCTCCGGAGCACAGGGAAAAACACATTGCGGCGAACATGGCGGACCACGTGGCGGCACTTGCCAGGGCGTGTGGTAAACATGTATTATTTGGTAGTGTGTGCGGTACGGCTAAGAACCCGGACAGATCGTTAAAAGTACTCATGGCGTACGGAATGCAACTTTACAGTATTGGCGATAATGTCATTTATATGGCAAAAGGACTTAAATAATGGGCGGAGCACTTAAATCTATTACGAAACCCCTGGCAATCGCAGCTAATCCGATGATTGGGCTTAACGCTCTTGCGGGTAAGAAGGGCGCAGAAGCTCTCGGAATAAAAATGGACGATGAGCAGGGTGATTATCTCACCCCGGAACAGAAAGCTCAACGAGACGCGCAAGCGTATTACGGCAACTACGACAAGGCCATGGGGGACGCAACTAAAGGCGTTCAAGAAGGTGCCTTGACCAAGGGCCTCTTTGGTGCGGGCGGGCTTCAAGAGCAGCTCGGCAACGAACAGAAGGACCTATCTTCTCGTGGTTACGAATTAACACAAGGTGACCGCGAAGCTTACGGACAGACGGCAGGTGATGTATCTCGCATGTTCGGTCAACAGAACCAAGCAGCTACGGCGCAGTTAGCGCGTCGCGGTCTTGGATCAGGAGCTTCGGGCGCGGCAGGCGCGACCTTCTCCGGGCTGCAGGGTAATAAAAACGAGATGCTTGCTCGAGCACAAACTGACATTGCGCAGAAGCGGATGGCTGACACGAACCAGCGGTTACAGCAGACTCGCGCTCAGATGCAGTCTCTTACAAACCAAGGTACGGGATTAGCAAATCAGGGTTGGGCTAACAAGGGTGAATCGCTCGATAAAGCGGCAGGTCGAGAAATTGGACTTCACAACCAGAACCAACAGACGCTAGAAGCGCAACAAGCCGCGATGAAGCCTGGTTTGTTCAGTACACTTGGTCAGGGTTTACAACGAGGTATCGGTCAGATGGCGCAGGCGGCTCCGGGTATGGCTCTCGGTGCGGCTACGGGTGGTGGATCTCTTGTCGCTAGTGGCGGAGCTGGTATGCTTGGTGACGGCGGTGGAAACTCAGCAATTGGTGCCCCTAACAAAACAATGAGTGGTCAAAACTCACGTAACTACGGGAACTACGCATAATGGGATTATTTCAACGTCAGTTAGATAAAGCGTTTGAACAGGGTGGATCTGCTACCGACGCGTATGAGAACGCAAAAAAACGCAGACAGACTACAGAAGAGGGTCAAGCGTCTAGAGATGCGGCACTTTCTCAACTTATCACGGGTCATCAATTGGCCGATGAAGCTAAGAACTCGATGTATGATAAGCAATTACAGACCGCTAAAGATCTGCGTTCTCAATACGGATCAGAAGCGAATATAGATGCGGGCGACGTTAGGATCGGTGGAATTGACCCACTAACACACCTCTTAAAAGCACGTGAGTTACAGAAACCACAACTTACACCAGGACAGACTGAGGCGGAGAGAACTGCTGCTAAAAAATTAGCGGATTACGAAGCAGCGGGTGGTAGATCTTCGGCGGAGCAGAATTTAAAACAGATTGGTGAAGTTAAGAGTGATTTAACTGCCGGGAAACGTGACACGTGGGATCGTAAAGTAGGCGGGGCGTTGTCTAGCTTTCCTTCGCTCATGGGTGCTTTTGCGCCGTCTGAGAAAACGCGCAGGGATAAGGTTAGGGCTACAGCACTTATGATGGCTAAGCAGTCAGACCCAAACCCAACTGAAAAACAGATTAACGAGATTATGGGTCAACTCTACGACCCCTCCTCGGACGATCGTTCTAACCTCTCACGTCTTGATGACTATGAGAATAAAGCGCGAGCTCAAAACGCTCAAATGCAACAATCTGCAGCTAACCTATCTAAAACCGGCTATTCTATGCCTGGTATTGCTGGTAACCCCGCAGCTAAAGGAATTCCACAAGAAGCTCCGCAAACTAAAACGATTGGTGGAACCACGTACGTTAAGACCCCTGCGGGCTGGGTGGCTCAATAATGTCGCGACCCCTTTCCGACGCCGAGATGGTGCAATTAGAAGCGCAGCACACTCCTGCACAACGTCCCCTTTCCGACGAGGAAATGGCGGGTCTTGAAGCACAACACGCGCAATCTCCGGAGATGCCTGAGAACCTACTGCATGGTGGGTTGATTCGGACGCAAGAAGGCCGCGCTCAACATGCAATCTCCCCAGAGGGGTTACAAGAAACCAACGAACAGGTTTATGGTCAGGGTGGCCTTACACCTGAAAAGGTCGGGGCCGCCGCTGGTAATGCGTTATCACTTGGACTTCCGGGCATGGGTGGGGTTAAATCTGCTACCTCCGGACTTGCTGAATGGTTAGGCGGTAAATTAGGAACTGCGGGTAAAGTAGCCCGTGGTGCTCAAGCTGTGGTGCCCGTTGCAGAAGATGCCGCAATCGCAGCCGCAACTTCTCCCGGAGATCGTGCTGGGGCTGCCACTCAAGCCGCAGGTACCAGCGCATTAATGCGCGGAATTAGCCCGGTGCTAGGTAAAGCCGGGGACTTTCTTGCTCAGAAGGCCGCCGGAATTAAAAATACCCGGGCTGGGCAGGGTAACACCCTTATGGAACAGGGTGTTTGGGGTACTAAAGGGATGCAATCTGGTCAGGTTGCTAAAAAGATCGGTGAACGGGGTATTGATTTAGACGCTGCAGTTAACAGTATTACGGATCCAATTTCCGCTAAGAATGTCGTTGATAACCTACGCGCTGAGGCTGCTAAACTTGAAATCGGTGGTAACGTCGCTTCTAACGAGCGTGGGTTACATAAACAATACACCGATCTTGCTGACAGTATTGAGAAAATGGGCGCGGGCGAAAATGTCGCTATGGTATCCGAAGATTTACATCGTCTCAAACAAGGGCAAGGCGATGTCGCTCATAACGCAAAAACCGGGCTGGTGCCTGACACAGATAAAGCTGCGGCGGCTAACTTAGCTAAAAAAGAGTCTCGTCAAGCCTTATCGGACGCATACGCTAGCTCCCACCCAGGTCAACCTAATGAATACGAAGTTCAAAACGCCAACTTAGCAACCTTGTTTGGGGCTAAGCGAGGGTTATCCAATAAAACAGGTCTTGGGGATCTTGCCGAATTAGGCGCTCTAACCGGACTTGGTTACGCTACTGGAGGGACTGAGGGTGCCGCTAAAGCCGCATTACTTAAGTCCGCTCTTGTTAAGTCTGCCGCTGCTCATGGATCACGTGGATTAAGTAAGGCCGCCGCTGTCGCTGCTTCCCCAGTTTCTAGAACATTATTTAGAAAAGAAGAAGATTCTAAATAATTTAAACAATTGGTGCATGGATGCAAGAAATAAGAGATGAGTTAAGGAAGATTTCTAGGGACGTAGCCGACATTAAAATCAATGTCGCTGTTAACACCGTATCGCTCGAGCACCATATTGCTCGTTCCGACGCATCAGAACGCCGTATCGAAAAAATAGAGCATCTACTGATGGGATTAGCCGTTGTCGGTATCCTGGGCGGACTTATCAAGCTCCTGGTCAGTTAAGTTATTCAGTTCGTCCTCGTGAGCGATCATAGTATAAAGATCGTCAGTGCGGAGCATAAACCCCTCACTATTTACCGCCACGACCGTGGCTTCTTTACCTGAAAACTTCCAGTACGGACTATCGCCCACCTTGAACTTTACTCGATCACCAATTTTCATCGTACTACCCTACTCCCTACAAATAAACCAATAGTCGCCCACAGAAACGGGTTTGTCCACAAGGACGTCCCGCGATCACGCAATTCTGCGTTTTCTTTCCCAAGTCGTTCCATTTCATCCGACCGTAATTTAACCCCTAAATCTGCGAGGTCTAGTTCACGTGTTTTAGCATTTAACGCTTTATCACACGCGTCGAGCACTACCGCGCACTCAGGACCCGCCGCCTGTACGGTTCTCGTCATACTCGCGTTTAAGAGTAAGATAGTCAGCAACAGCGGCTTCAGTATCGGAGTGCGCATATTCACGGTCCTTATCGTTAAGTTTAATTTCAGTTTTAGCTACCGAGCTAGCAAGCTCCGCTTCCGCTTTTTCGGTCTTACGAGACTGCCTAAACAGTAAAGCAGTAGCGATACCTGCAATAGCTGCTAGGATCCACAGTACATTAGACTTTACTTTTCCCCACATTTTGCTCTCCCTTTCAATGAAGCGCGTTTTTCTTTACTAAAAAGATTGTTCTTAGACCCGGACTCGGAGTGCCACGTTCCACAAGCCTTACATTGAAGGCGGCGGAATTTACCCGACTTCGAGTAGTTAAACCCACGGTGCTGTTGTTCATTAGATCCACACGTAGGGCATACTGGACGGGTGTCGTCGTTATACACCCGGAAATCGTGAGGGTTATGCCATACGATAAGGGTGTTATAAAGCTCCTCAAGGGACAGCACGTCGAGCTTATTATAATCGCGCATTTCGTTGTACGCGGCTAGGTTACCCGCCATGCACTCTTTCCACATGGAGAAGCCATCGAACTTCTTGTGTTTAGACTTCTTGTACTTAGTGTTAAGCTTGTCGGTTAGGTACTCGAGCTTGTTGGACGTAAAGCCGAAGCTCTTAGTAGCAAGCTTCTTAGTGTCTATTTGCTTATAAGGCTTCGGAGGTTTGTAGCCGTTAAGAATAAATCGTGCATTGAGCTTCTTGTGGTCAAAAGCACTACCGTAATGCCAAACAACGATATCCGCCTCATCGAGCAATTTCCAAATGCCTTTAAGGACTCGCTTGTCGTCCCTCGGCTTATCACCACGAACATCATCATACATGACCTCTTTTTCACCGAGCCATTTAGCCGACCACGAAAGAATGGTCCAATCTTCGGAGATTTGACCCAGGGAGATGTTTTGATCAAACAGTCCCCACGTCCAAACTTCTAATGGTAGTGTTTCAATATCGGCAATCAGGATTTTGGGTTTATTCATTCTAACTCCTGTTTATAACCGCGTTCTACAAGTAGAAGTTGGATACGTTTAAGTCTGCGTTGCACCGTCATAGTACTTACGTAACCAAACTTTTTAGCAATGTCCCTTAGAGACAAATTGTGAAAGTATTTAGCTTCAAACAACTCTAAGTCCCATTTATCGAGAATACCGTAGTTTTTAACCCTGTCAAGCATTACTTCTGGGCTATGTACTGGGAACATGACTTGAAATACACTCATACTAGTACTGGCGGCCACTTCGTCACCTATGTAACGTGTTTTACCGTCGTTCATCTGGGGTAGTAACGCTTCTAAGTGTTTGCATGGTACGCCGTTACTCATGTCGCAGTTATGGACACAGGCCCATTCTCTTTGCTTGCTCACGGAGCACCTCCAACCCGTCCTGGGTATGTATGTCATTGAAATCCTTCTCTACGAGGTGAATCCTCACGTCGTTATGTCCATTAGCCACAAGAAAGCTCTTAGTCTCAATAGCAGCTTGTGCACCTGCGGCATCAGAGTCCACAATAACGTGTATCGTTGAATATTGCAAGCATTTCTTCAGATTGTCCTTTCCAGTACGGGAATAGAAATCACCCGCCCCACCTGGGCTAATAACGTCTAAGCACGCCGGTTCAATAGCCGCTAGGGACATAGCGTTAAACTCACCCTCTACAAGAGCTAATCTCGGAAAAGACACGCCAGTCCGCGCAACAAACCATGGCTTACTATGCCCACTAGGGCCCCGGTATTTACTGCCAGATTCAGCACCATAGATACGACGCTTATAGTAAGAATCATTACCCCATACAAGGTAATACCCACGGTCATCTGCATGAAGCGCAAAGCCCCGAATGTCCTGTTTGGGAAGGCTACGGATACTCTCGATTGAAGACGCAATATCTTCTTGGTAAACTGTTTCAATTCGTTCTCCCGGCGCAAGCCCAAGTTCTGATAGCGGCCCACTCCTACCGCAGCAAAACGAATAGTAGTTATTCGCATACGCTACAGCTGAGGGTGTCTTCTCCTCGTGGTGCGGACAGTGGTACTTCTTAACCGTCATCGGCGATACCTCTCCAAATAATTAACGGCCCGTTGAATAACTACCGGGTCGTCTGTGAATTGACCTATTGCCATGTTGCATCTTCTACAAAGAAGGGATCGAACTTGACCGCTTAAGTGACAATGATCTACGCACAAAAGACCTATGTTTCCTGACCTATCCTTATAAGATTCTGGTTTATTACAAATCGCGCATACCCCGTTCTGGTTTTTCAACATAGTAGTGTACTGCTCTAATGATAAACCATACTTGCTTTTTAATAGATACTCTCTTTCTGGGGATCTCCTGCGACCTAAAATCCTAGGCCAATTCTTACGCTTATACTCTTTATTATAGAGATATTTACATTGTTTGCATTGAGCTACGGATTTTCCGCGATCTAAATGAAACTCTTCTATAGGTTGTTGAATTTTACAGCGCGTACAGGTTTTCATTTCTATTTCCTATAACGAAGGTAGAGGAAGGGCATACGGTCCTGCTTCAGGCTTAACACCTGGGCATTTCCTATCCACTCCGAACACTTCTTCATTAGCGATCTAATGACTTTCTGGGTAGGTAAGGCTAACTCGGACACGGGGGTGAAATGAGTTATCTCTAGCACCTTAGTGGGATTTAGCCCCAGGACGCCGCAAGTACCGTCTTCTAGGATGAATGACACCACGACGGATTCGTTAGGCGCTAGGGCGTAATACTTATCAAAACCCGTGGCTCGGGCCTTGTTTTCAAAGCGGATTTCTGAACCCCATCCTGGGGGTCTACCTACTACGTCGTCCTGGTACGCCTGGCGGGTCTTGACAGCCCCGGAGAGGGGCACCCTTACCACGTCAGACCATCCGTGACGTATGAGCTCATCCCTGAGCTGTCTCTCGCTCCTAGCGCCTTTATTACGCGAATGTTTACCACCCATTAAACTCTCCCGTCCGAATGTGCGTCTGGGTAACTCATAACCCCGTCATCGTCCTCGTTGCACCGAGCACAAATCCTGTAGTTTGTGGTAAGTTCATCACAAGTGATGCACCTAACCTTACGACGTTCGTACAGCGGGGTAGCCGGCCCTAGCTCTTCGGTTACGACTGCGGCCTTTAGCTTCTTCCTAGCGCGTAATAGACGCATCCTACGTGCGGTAGTGAAGTTACGGCGTAAGCGTTTCCGCTCTTGGGCAGTAATACTGGTGTCTTGATCCACCGACTGATTCAGTTCCACACTCGCACTTTTTCGCATCTAGACTTATCTCCTTAGAAGATCCTAGTTCAGTCACTCGCCCAGCGTCAACAGAAAAAGAAATACCGGCGTCATTTTTAAGGTAGTAGATCGCTACTGCTTGTAGCTGGGTGTCGATGAACTGTCCCATATGGCCTGGGTAGAATCCTTCAATGTTACCCCACATATCTACGCGGCGGTAGTCCGCCACAAAGAATACATTACCGGGTAATGATACCTTAATCGTGTCTCCGTACTTCATAGTCCCTCATCCCCAGCAAATACATATCTACCACCCTTGAAATCGCAGACCACCTCTTTGCCGGTATACCCAAAGAAACGATCTTTGTGAACCCTAAACTTAGTGGTTAACGTCTCAAAATCCGGCTCAATCTCGATAGCAAGAAACGAGTGGTTACAGAAGGTCTTATCATTCTGCACTCTCTCGTACATGGTAGATCCTTCCGCTCCAGGTCCAAGCTGCGCAAAACACACAACCGGAACACCGTGTTTCTTGCCGTAGTCTTTAAGGTAGAGACCAAGCTTTTTAGAGATTTGAAATGCTTCAAGATCCGGCTGTGCTCGGCTCTGAGTAATACACTGTAAGTAATCGACAAGAACCAAACCCACCTTATCGTGAGCTGCCGTTTCCAGTACTGACTGCACATCATCGATGTACGACATGTCATATGAACCCTCTTCCACTACTTCGACCCTAGGGATGATTAACCCCATAATGCAATCTTCTATTCCACGCTCTGTCCGATAATCGAGTTGACCACGGAAGAAATCCTGGTAATTAACCTCGAGAAGAACGCACGCAGTACGCTCGTAGATTGCATCAGAGGCTTCTTCGTTTGAGATGACGATTGCGCTTTTGTCAGGCACGGAACGCAAGAAACCCGCCAATACATTAGACGCAGTAGTTGATTTTGCTCGTCCTGATTTGGCTCCCACCACGATAAGTCCCTGACCAAGCCATAATCCGGGCAAGAATGACCTACTGATAAACGGCACTTGATTGAGCCTGATAGCGCGTCGGATTGCTCTAGCTTCTCGGTATTGCTCTGCTCGTTTAGCGACTGATTTTTGTTCATATACCCTCCCCGTCCTAATTTGCGTAGGAGAGATCTTCTCGAAGGAATTGACTGCTTCTAACGGCGACAAGCCCCCGCTCCGTACCATATCGATTAGCCCGGACTTTATTTCTTTTAGTTCTGCCATAAAGAGTCATGACCTTTCTTGAGTATTCGTTTCCACTGCCTGTGGAAGAACCACGGTTATAAGCAACGACTGCCCGTTTCCAATCTCCGTAACGGTTATATTGCATCCGGAGGTAAGCCGCTGCAATGTTTGCATTGGTAATCGGGTTAAAAAGCTCCTTAACGCTAACGCCTGGGCGAAATTGCCAGGCAGTCCTTGTTTGTAACTGACACATTCCGACGCTATCACGTCCACCTTTTCCATCCCGCTCCACTACCGCATAAGGGTTTAATTGAGATTCCACTGTGCACAAAGATACTAATAAACCACTAGGTACGCCGTGCAAAGACTCAGCAAGTCCGATGATGGCGGCTAGTACTGATGGGCTCATTACGGGGTCATCCTACAAACTATAACGCCTACCAAGTTGATAGGTACAATCCAGTAGTTGCCAATAACGATATTGATAACTGCCATCCCTAAGTTAGCCCAGAACAAGATCCCCTGAAGCTTTTGCAACTCGCTCATTTGCTACCTCCTTTAAAAGCACCCGCACCTCTAGGTCTAACGCTAGCTGGACCAGAATCCATTGAATAGCCCCCATGCGCACTAATTTTCTGCTCGATCTTTTCTGAAGAGCAATCAGGGCACCGAGTGGGCACGTCCGCATCACTTCGTATTAAGTACTCTATCGTAATCCCACAATCCGGACAATGATAATCTCGTAACGGCATACTAGTCCTCCCATTTCGTCATTATACCACTGCTCTCGGCCTTAAGAGCTACGGTCAGGTTTATATCCTCTCCCACCTTTTTCATCGCGTCAAGGAGGATTTTTTCGCCTTCTTCGGCTTTCTCTTTTTTGACTTGGATAACAATTTCGTCGTGGACGCTAAATAAAGCTCGTCCAATTCCGCGATGTCGAAGCATTTCGTCTGCAAGATATAAAGCCCTGCTAGTACAATCCGATCCCGTACCTTGCACAAGCGCGTTCCAAGCTTGTCTGTAGGCAGAGTCCCAAGCTTGTCGTTTACGGACATCAAAACGGCGCCGACGTCCAAAAGGGTTAATGATAGGTTCTCCATCATCAACTCGTCTTGCGCACTCATCCATAACCTTTTTCTGGCCGGAGTAAGTTTCCCAGTACTTGTCATATGCTTCTTTCCCCTTTTGCTCGTTAACACCTAAGACCTTGGAAACTTTATAATGACTGCACCCGTACTGCATTCCGAAGTTGACGGTTTTCGCAAGGTTTCGGGGTATATTAAGTGAAGCTGCTGTAATGTCATGCTGGGATATTCCCTCATTAACAATTCGAAGAAGGTTCTCATCTCGGGTAAAGTGCGCAGATAGACACACTTCCAGTTGCGAGAAGTCTGCGGAGATGAAGACGGTCCCCGGGTCTGGAACGAACATTCCACGTATGCCACCCGTTCGGGGGAGATTCCCCATGTTAGGGTTTGAGTGAGAAATGCGTCCAGTTGCGGTACCGGCAACGTTGAAAGAAGGGTAAATTCTTCCTTCAACCATTCTCTCCAGAGTGCCCTCGATATACGTTCCATAGATCTTGTTCGCCTCTCTATATTGCTGGATCATGTCGATAACAGGGTGCTTGTCCTTGATCTTCTCGAGCGAGTCATAGTCCACGCTGACAGACTTAGTCTTCTCGTTCTTCTGCACGGGTAATCCAAGCTTATCGTACAGTAGCGCAATAAGCTGCTTCGGGCTATCGAACGAAAACGTGGGACGTACCACCCGGGATTTACCCGCCTCAGTCTTCAGCTTGTCGATCTTCGCAATCCAGTCGTCACACTCGACTATAGAGATTTCGTCCGCAACCGCCTGGCGCATCTGAGGAAGAAGCCTCTCAATAGTCGTCTTAAGCTCCATGCCTTTTTGCATGAGGTAGGAAACGTCGATGGCGATTCCTGCGATTTCAGTACTGAGTAGTGAACGCTGGAGCGCGTGCACATGGGAAACAAGAGATTCTGGAACTCCTCCGGAGTGTAAACCCTCCCGGAATAGGTTATAGAGTCGTAAGGTATAAGATACGTCTTTTCCATTATACGCTGCAAGTTCTTCTTCCGGCGCATCTTCCGCCTTTTTATACTTGCCCCAGAACTGCGTTTTGTAGTCGTCATTGAAGTACCTTTCTACGAGTGCTCCGAGTCCGTGCTCTCCGTTTTCGTCGAGGAGGTGGGATAGGATGAGTGTGTCGCTATAATCCACAGCAAGTACGCTAAGATCGCACCCAGCCCAAGCAAGATGGCGAAGATCGAACGAAGCGTTGTGAAAAATGTACTTAAGTCCTGAGGGTCCTGTATTAAGTTCATGTAACATCTCCGGCCCGAAGAAGGCCACGTCATTCGCAGTCGGCCCTGTTACCGCCGCGCTAATAATCTTATCGGACCGTGTTAACCCCGTAGTCTCGATGTCGAGCGCAACAGTGTCCTGGCCTTCCCTGGCCGTGTCCTCGAGCCAACCCCGTAGCTCCCCCGGTTTAGTGAGTTTAGTAATCTTAATCAAAGTGGATACCCGCCTCAAATACGAGATAATCTCTACCCTTATTAGGCATAGCTAATCCCGCACTGGAAATGTGATTATACCCTATGCTCATGAAGCTGTCCGTATCCCGCATACCAAAACCGACGTCTGTGCAGAACTGCCCAAAGCCCCCCAGTACAGTATCCCGTGTCGTCATCAGGCAGGGGCCTATGAATGCCTTACCAAATACGCCCTCTTTCTGTCCCGGCTTAATTCCGAGTTGTGCCTTAAATAATCCCGCGCTTTTCCGACCATTACCGCCGTTATCGACGTAGCCCCCACCCTCAAACCCCGTATGAATACCTTCCCATACGTACTCCTCACGGCGTAGTCCAAAGATCTTACTGGACCCGTCCGTAGTACCGTTCTGGATACTAGGTCCGAAATGTAAGCCCCAATCCGCTGCTAACACACCTCTAGCGCCTAGTACACATACTGCTGTAAGGAGTAACGTAAACACTATCAGTTTTGTCCGTTCTGACATAATACCTCTAGAGTGAAAAATGCCAGAGGGAACACATCCTGTGTAACGTCCTCTGGCTAGGGTGAGCGACTGGCAAGGGCGCTCCGGTTAACTTATGTGCAGTCTCTCCTGCTGTCACCGAGGCTCACGCGGTCTGTCCCGGCGCGCGGGCGTAAATCTTAAAGTCCGCTGTCCCCGTCGTTTGCAGCTTGCATACGGGTACGCTCTTCAGCAAGAAGGTCGGCGGTAACGGCTTCTAGAAAGAAATCCGGAAACTTCTCGCCCTTCTCCTGCTTAGTCTTAGGATTAGTAGCCTTTACTGCAAGCTTACCGCCTACTGCGGCCTGAATTGCTGCGCAAGCTTTATCAGCGTATTCCTGGGAGAGAATCGCGCTGCGTGAGTTTCCTGCAGTTTTAGTTGCGTATAGTCCTACTACAGTAATCGGGTACTTCTTATCATTTGCCATTCGCTAGTCCTTCCAGTGTTTCGTTTAGTTCCTTAGCTTGAGTATCGCTTAACGCTTCTTTTGAGTCAACAGAATATTTCGTCTTGATCATCGCTTTTAGTTCTTCAACCGTCTTCAACTTCTTTGCGATAACCACACGTGAGATAGCCCCGATCTTCTTATTAAGAACGTCGCGGTTAGTCTCACTTACCGCTAATACAGCCATAGCGGGGGCGTGGTTTTCAAGTGCCTTTTCTGCGGCCTTAACAAACGCGGTTTTCGGCGCTTCGTCAATAAATTCCCCAGACTTGTCGTAAAGTCCGAGGCCCATACTGATACCAAGTTTCATAGCTGCACGCTTAAGAGCATCGGATTCAGCCTCTTTAGTAGCCATCTCGTGAGGGTTAAGCTTTGACTTATCACTTCCCCACCCAGTACCCTCTTTAATGACCGTTGTATACCCGATCAACTCCCCGTCGCTCGATAGCGCGGGAACGCTGACCTTAATACGTACTTTTGCAACGTATGCTGGAAGCTGCTCACCTGTGCTAACAAGCCGCATTTCAACGGTTTCTGAGTCCCACCCAAGATTACCAAAAACCTTGTTAAGGCGGTCAATTACGTACCACGAAGCAAGATAAGAAAGGGATTTAGACCCCCCTGCGCTACGCTGTTCAACGGCTTCACGTGGAATGTTACTCTCTAAGTCTTTTTCGACTTCTTCACGAGTTCTCATTTGTTCTCCTTTTTCATCTGTGAATATACTTTACGCGTTAGTGCTCTATTAGGTGCGTCTCGGTAAACTTGCTCGGTGCGGTCGTACTCAAGGGTGCCGTCTTGTAATTTAGTTACATAATGCCCTTCGTTCATGATCGGTAGCCCGTCCTTATCGTATGCATATTGACGGTGATACGCTGGGGGTGATTTAGTCCGCCGCTTCCAGAATGGTTTATTTAACGCCTTTGCTCTACTGCTCATAATGTCTCCCTTAGTTCGTTATTAAACTTTGCACTTTCTTCGATTATTTTGCAAGTAGTATTTTCATCAGGTTCAACGGCGATCAAATGAATTTCTCCGCTAACGTCATCTCGCATACACATAAATGCTAGGTCGATTTTAGCTACTAACATCTGCGCCAAGATCTGCACACGGTACGGCTCCCACACTTCGTAGTTACGTGCCATCTCGAGCTTCCCCTTAGCCCACGAGTTCTTAGTCTCTATGATAACCCCGTGCTCGAAGTTAACGCAGTCAATAGACGCTAGTATACCGAGTTCCTCGTCAAGGAGGACACACGGCTCGAACTTCATCCCAAGTTTAGCTTCAGCCCACACCCGTAATTCGGCCTCGATTTCATGGCCACGTGCGAACATCGCGGTAGTGTACTCGTCGCGCTGTTTCTCCTCCCCTGAAGACTTGGACTCCAGTAGCTTCTTACGTGACCCGTATGCACCCTTAACCTTAAGGATAGCAGCCATCTCGGACGCGGTGGCGTACTTACGTCTAAGAGCTAACCACTCCGGTGAACCTTGGGCTACGTCGATAATCTTCATTCTCCCCTGCCTTTAAAGACGTCTTCACCAGCCTGCAACGTGCCTTCGATCAAATCCATTAAGGTGGCCTCTGGAAACTCTCCCGCCAACCACCGCTCAACTAACTGTTCAAATTTAGGTTTGAGTTCAGTTTCCACGACGTGTTTAACATAGTCTTCCCACGCCCCGTCGCTCATGTTTTCCTCGCGCTTTCCACTGGGCCGGCTTCGAGGTCGGCAAGAAAATCCTCGATCGGCTCATCCACCGTTTCGACCATTTCAATAACGTGTTTAGCCCTCTCCAGCATTCGATCTTGCCACTCGGCTAGCTTGCGAAGTTGAATCTTTTCCTGAATGTCTTTTGCAAGCAGGGCCTTAGCCTGGGTGAGTTCGGATTCTAGGAGGCGAATGCGTTCAAACGGGCCAACATGGTTTGGGTTCTCTACCCTACTTTTTAGAATAGACTCTCGAATGCACTCACGGGTGTGACACGCAGGGCGACATCCCGGATCACGCTCGCAATAGTCCTTTTCTTTCGTATTCATCGCAGAGCCTCCGGGTTCATTTCGCTTGGGTGGTCTGTCATCTGAACTGGAGTGAGTGTCGTGCATTCCTCAAGATCTGGAAGCGTGTCAACGTGCGGATAGAGATAGATTCGAGCGGGGCACCCATCGCCTAAATCACAGCGTTCGTATGCCAATTCTAGGTCTGCTTTTCGGATATAAAACTTCATACTGTCCCTCTACCTTTGTGGAGCCCCAGAAACCGTTTATTCGGGGTTCTCGTCAGAAACAAAAGGGCATTCGCAAAGAATGCGCTCACAGCCACTGCATAGAGTTGCTTCTTCTCGCCCATGTTTTATTCCGGCTTCAAAAGACTTTATGACTAAATCCTCTACGTCATGGGAAAGTTCGTAATTAGGATAAACCTTCTCATTGAAATACTTTATTGCCGCTTCTACATCTTTTTCATCCTGCGTAGTCTCTTGTGGAATGTGGGTTAAATCGTCGGTCATGCTTTCCTCGCACTTAAAATAATTGTATGTTGATAGTTGATTTCGTCGCCGTTTCCCTGACTAACAGTAGCCCGCCCGGCTAATTTATGCAACTCATATTCATTAACGTCAACACCCTTCTCTCGTAACCCGTTAGCGATCTCCTTACAGATACCGAACATCACAGGGCAGTAATGCCCGTCAGCTCCGGTGTGCTTCTCGATCACAAACCCGCACTCGTTTAGGAACCGCTTATGGGTCGCATAGTTGTAGTGCCGGATATGCTCAAAAGTCCAGTGTGCCTCAGCCGTCTGCATTACACGGCGGAATGACTCCAGGTGGTTAGTGATCCAGTCAAAATTAGGCGTACTTAGTACATACAGACCGTCACGCTTCAGGAGGCGTTTAACTTCCCGATGCACTACCCGCAAGTCCCAGAGGTGCTCTAACACCTCGGACGTAATGACCGCGTCGAAGTACCCGTCATCCCAGGGGTAGGGTGGCTTCATTAAATCGTGCTCTTGGAGGTGATTTTCAAAGTCTTCTTTACCACGAAATCTAGGTGCGGCTTTCTCCGTATTGATGTCTACCCCGTACCATTCAAACTCAGGCATCAGTTCGGCAAACACCGCGTCCCCACACCCAACGTCTAGCACCTTAGCCCCGGGCTTTAACTCAGCGCGTAGCCAGTCACAGAACACCTGCATACGTGACGTCTGGGCTTGATTAGCACCGAGGTACGCAACGTCACCTTTGTCCTTGTAGTAGTTCTTGTAATATTCCATATCGGACGACCGGTAATCACTCATTTTGACTCTCCGTTTTTAACAAGTAACTTAGGTATCGCCAGAACCTTCATATTAAGCGCAATCCGCTCCTCAAGCTGTTCAATGCGGCTCAGCATCATAGGATCTTTTGACTTAAGATCCTTTCTCTGATCTTCTGTGAGGTTACTGACATGTGGGATAGCACTTAGTAAGTTTTCTGACAAAGACTTAAAATAGTCGTCGGCTTTCTCGTCTCTATCCAAAAGCTCTCTTTCCGTGATTTTAAATTCATTCCTGGAGTTAGAATCGTCAGATTTAAACCAAATCTCGTTTGACCCCATCCACTCGTACTCAACCCTAGAGTAGCCTCTGGGTATAGTATTTATAGCTCTCTCTAGTGAAGAGCATACGTAAAGTATGTCGCTATTGTCGTGATAAGGCTCTTCCGTAACGATATATACTTTACTCATAATCGCGTTTCCTTGGTTTCGTTATAATCGTCGGGCAGGTTCATTGCCAGATCTCCTTCTTCGCCACACACTGTTCAATCCATACAATACGCGCACCACGCTCTCGGTCCGCCTCGCTCATGAACTTGACCACAGGACGCACGGTTAACGCTGTCCACTCCTGAGAACACAGTAACATCAAAAGCGTCATGATGTCAGCTCCTTAATTGCAGCCATTACCTTAGCGCATTCGTCTTTGGTCAGTTCACGCTCCGCAGCACGATACGCCATGGACGAACAGACCATCTGCGCCTTAGTGGTAGCTATCGTGTACAACTCCTTGTGTTTACGTAAAAGCGTTACTGCAATAGTACACTCCTCAGCCGGTTCAGGCTTGGAATCTTTAGGTTTATACTGTTTTACTGGTCCTGCCCCCTTATCTTCTGCTAACTTAGCTAACTCTCTTGCCCGCTTCAGTTTACTGTTTTTACTCATACCTCTAATATGGCATAAGTACATTTCTGGGTCAATACAATACTTAGTGCTTGACATCAAAGTACAAAGGTTTGTATAATTTAAAGAACGCACCGAGAACACGGTCACGATCTACACTATCCGTGTAGACCGCGCCCTAACCAAAGCGGTCTACTACACCGTAACCATTATACACATACTTTCTTACTTAAGGATACGTGTATGTTTTCAACATACGATCGTATTATACGGTAATACGAATAATGTATTTTTATACGATAAAGCGTATTATAAAGTACTATATATTATAATACATAATTGTATTGACACGGATATAGTTTATTGGTACGTTATATAGAGGAGAAACGTAACATGAAAGCTATGTTGATTAGGTCCGCGTTCGCTGCCGTTATTGCAGCAAGTGTATTTGGTTTAGTAACTATTGGACGCAGTCCCAGTCAAGGACAACGTTTAGCACGCTCGGTAGTACGTGTGCTTAACTTTGAAGGTACGGGTGGTGGTACGGGATGGGTAACCCGTTCAGCTTCCGGACGTCGTGTTATTGTAACGAACGATCACGTTTGTGAAGTTGCTAAAGACGGCATGGTACGCATTCAAGACGATTCGGGTACATCTTCGATTAAAGAAGTACTTACAACGTCCTTCGATCATGATCTATGCCTTATTGAAGGTATCGAAGCCCCAGCTCTTACCGTAGCTAAAACCGGTCCTAACCGCTTTGATGATCTTACTGTCGTAGGGCACCCACTTCTTGGGCCTCTCACGATGTCTAAAGGACAGTTCACTGGTATCAGTATCCTTCCCATTGGTGGGTTCGTAGAAGAAGGTCAAGAATGTCCACACGGTACGGAAACCGTTCAATCACTTTTCGGTACTGTATGCATTCACCTTATGGAACTCGGCACGACGACTGCTCAAATTTACCCGGGTAACAGTGGCTCGCCTGTAATTAATACGGACGGGGAAGTGATCGGTGTAATGAACTCTGGTGACGGTATGATGTTTCATGGTAACCTTGTAACGCTTAATTACTTACGAGACATTTTAAACACGAAATGAACTGGTTAGAGTGCCTTTATTGTGGTAAGCAGTGGAGGGCGCAGTTTTATAAGATTGTGCCCTCCTGCCCTAAATGTAATGAATCTAAAAGCATAAGAGTACTTAAAAAAGGTGAGCGTCATAATAAATATTATGAAGGCGACCCAGAGCCCACGGATGGGGCTAAAAATGACTTCAAAGATTACAAAGACTTCATCGACTAAACGCGTAGAGAGTATGGACGAGACAGTCGTCCAGGAAGCGCTTACTAGACAGGTAGCGACTATCCTTCTTGCCGGTACTTCGATCACGGATTGCGCCAAGCAACTAAGCATTACCCCCGCAGCGGTACGCCGCATTACGAGCTTGGATAAGTATAAAGAACTGGTAACCGCTACTGCGGAAGACGAACTTGCCCCGGCACTCGCTAAGGCTAAAGCGCAGCTTGCTAGGCTCACGACTAAGGCGGTTAAAGCTATTGAACAGGCTCTTGATTCTGGTAACTCCCGGGACGCTCTACAGGCGGCTACGATCGTCCTTAAGTCTGTCGGGTTACATGAAGAGAAAGAAGCGCAACAAGATACGAGTATCACGGTGGTACTCCCAAGCGGGATAGAATCCCCTATTACATACGAGGTGAAAGAATGAGTACTACGTTTCAACCCCTTTACGATAAGGTGCTAGTTATTCGCAGTCAAGCTGAAGAAGTCAGTGCGGCGGGCCTGGTTATTCTTGAGACTTCCCAACTACGGGAAAAGCCTTCTACTGGTATTGTTGTAGCAGTGGGCACGGGTCGGGTCAATGAACTAGGTCAAGTGCTCCCCCTCATCGTTAAAGAAGGGGATAAGGTACTTTTCGGTAAATACGCAGGTACTGATATTAAGCTTGACGGTGACGAATTTCTCATGATGCGAGAAGAAGACATCCTCGGTATCATTAAAGAATCTTCCCTTGTGAGCCTCGGATGAAAAAACAAAAAGACATATTTTTAGTACTTGGTTTAGGGTCTACCGCTAAAGGCAGCGGGAGTGCTGGAATGCTCGGCCTGCTAACTCTCCAGGGATTAAAGAAGCGAGGGGACATTGGTAGAAAGATCTCTAAGAAAGACTTAGAAGGTCCTCAGGTTAGCATCTGGTTCGCTAACGCGGAAGCGGTTACTTCTCTCTGTGCCGAGTTAATGACTGTGGCTAACGACATGGCTAAAGCAGAAAAGGAAATAAAAGATGCCTCAATTAATATCTCCGCTGGATGTACTGACAAGCTCGGGAAGTCACCCAGAGAGGGAAAAAGATCCGGAGTGTACGACGCAAGTAAGAATAAACGCGGCGGACGTGGCGGAAAGAGTGTCAAAGCTGCTCGGGGCGTTGGGCGTAACACAAGTGAAGGTCGTTAGTGGGTTCCGCACCTCAGAGGCTAACCATGCCGCTAATGGCGCGAAGAATTCAGCTCATATGACCGGAAAGGCGGTAGACCTTGAGGATAAGGATGGGAAAATCGATGCTGCTATTACTGCTGATCCTAGTTTACTCGACACTTTTGATCTCTACCGCGAACATCCTTATTACACCCTTAATTGGGTTCATTTATCAATTCAACCGACAGCCTCGGGAAGGCGCACCTTCACACCATGAGTAAGAAGAAACCAAAGTACGTCGCACCTCTTAATATCGAGGCAAGCCTTGATCTTACCGAAGAAGGTAACCAATGTCTTATCGACATAACGTGTGTTGACGGGCATGAGCTTACTCCGCAAATTATCCTCGATGCGGTAGCGGACATGCTCACGGCGCGTTTCGACATGGCACCTGAAGACTGGGATTTCCCAGACGACGGGCTAGACTCATGAGTTATCCAGACCGTCTTAAAATCGGCGATCGTTATTACCGTATACGATTCGTTAAATCTATTCGCGGTTGTAAGAAGTCCGTTGACCTGAAGAATACCACTTTAGGACTATGCGACGAGGCTCGAGCGGAGATTCTTATTCGCGATGAACTATCCACCGACGAGAAACTAAAGACATTACTCCACGAGCTGGGGCACGCTATGGAGTTCGAGTATAATATCAACATCCCCCACGCTGCTATTTACAAGTACGAAGAGGCGCTATTCGATTTCATTTGCGCTAACATCGACGTCTTTAAAAAGTAAAAACCCCGAACCGTTTCCAGTCCGGGGTCTTGTCTCTTTGAGGTTGAGGCTAACCAGTACCCTTGTATTAATATGCTCCGGTACTCCGAGAGAACAGAACCGCCTTGGGTTTTCTAACGTGGGGTCAGTTCTGAATTCCACAATTAGCTAGCACTACAAAATTACAACTTGCGTTGATCCCATTGGACCCGTACGAGCCCGGGGGAATCTCGGTAGTGAACCCGCCATTAGCGGAGTACGTTGCGTAGATTTTATTATTCACGCAGAAACCGCCTTCCACAAAGCGGGAAAGGTAGGTCGTAGTTCCAGGACAGAATTTAACGAAAGTTACAGAGCTTGCGTCAATCCCGTCCCGTCCGTTGTACCCAGTAGGACCTCGTCCGCAACCCATGAGAACTACTAACATAATCGCTGAAATTAATTTAAAATTCATGCAAACCCCTTTTCATTGTTATAATCAAACCATTCCTGTTTACAGCTAGCGCATAATCCGTCGAAACAAGTTGCTTCGTCGCACATACCAGAACA